AGCCGCGCGCCTTGCCGCCTTGGAAAACGTTGTCGGCCGCGCCTGACACAAGTTGCCCCGCCGTAGCGTTGCCAGACGCCGCCGCCTGATTACCAGAGCCGGACAGCGTGAACAGGTTGCCCAAATAGTTGTTGTATTCCTCAGAGGCGATGCCCTGCCCGAAGGCCGTTAGCGCCTTCTGCTGCGCTCCCGACCGGAGCATCCCACGCGAGGCCGCCGAGCGGTCTAGAGCCCGGCCGCCCTCATCCAAGCGGAACTGATAGCCGGGCGATGTCTCAAAGTCGGCAAATGCGCCCTTCTGGATCTCCTTGGCGTTCGCCGGGTCCAGTCCATACGTGTTGTAGTTGCCGCCGTTGGTCTTGATCTCGCCAAGGCCGAGCAGCTTGGTGATCTGGCCGACCGCACCAGTGCCCGCCGATGTCCAGGGAGACAGGGCCGCACGGGCGCGGGTCGCCTCTTCCTGCTGCATCTGGGCGGCGCGGTTCGCGGCATTGCCGGCCATGTTGCCGCCGGCCTGCGCGCCTTGCTGTCCAATGAGACCCGCTATCGTGGAGAAAATCGCCATCAGAGCGCCTTGCAAAACGTGTGTTCGGCAAGGGAGTAACCGGCCCGCTTGTAGACTTGGGCTAGCGCCTCGTGGCGAAGACCATGCTCCGCTACCATGCCGAAGAATTTTACGTTGTGCGCCTTGGCGGCGGATTCGAGCTGCCGTAGAAGCTCTGCGCCCGCACCTTTGCGGTGCGGTTTCTCACAATACCAGAAAAGTTCCTGACCAATAAGAACTTTTTCATTCCAGTACGCGGGAGAATAGAGCGCGCCGGCCATGCCCACGGGCCTGCCGTCCTTCTCAAAAACCAGCAGGATTCCGGCCTCTGCCAGCCGCTCCAGCGTGAGCGCAAACGATGTGGGGCAGAACGCGGCCTTATCCGCCCATCCGGCCTCCTCGAAGAACGCGCGGCCCATCTCGATCATTGCGGGAGCGTCGTCGGGAACTGCGGGTCGGATCATCAAAAGACCTTCCATGCTGTACCGTTGCCGATGGCTTGGACGATGTTGGAGCCGCCGCCCGCAAGCGTGGTGCCTATGGTCGTAACGCTTGAATCCGTGCAAACGACGGTGTCGCCTGCAGTCGGCGTCATCGTGGCAATAACGGCGTATGTGTACGTTGTGCGGCTCACCACGCCCGTTCCAATGGCCTGCAGATAAGCGATGAGTTCACGGCTTGCCGAGCCGTCCGCGTTGACGACGCGCGCCTTGGAGTTAAACGGCGCCGTCATCGGGAAACCCCAATGGCTTTGAACGCCTTAGTTGTGCTATAAAAAGCGGGCTGGCTCGCGTTGACGCGCGAGGTCCAGCCCTGGCCAGCAACTGCTTTAGAGGAGCAATTGAGGTTATGACCGACACTACTCGACAGCGTGTGATGCGTAAATGGACGCTCATGGAGCGCCTTGCGCATTATTCCCGCCCGGATTCGTCCGGATGCCTTTTGTGGTCTGGACAAAAGACCCAAAGCGGATACGGGGTTATATCTTGGAAGGGGAAGAACCGGCGCGCGCACCGCATGGTGTGGGAGAGCGCGAATGGCGCTATTCCAAATGATTTGTGCGTCTGCCACACATGCGATACGCCACTCTGCGTGAATATCAATCACCTGTTCCTTGGCACCCACAAGGACAACGCGGTTGACCGGAACAGCAAAGGGCGACAGGCAAAAGGGCTGTCTCTTCGTTTTGCTACAGGGAAAGCGAAACTTACCGCTGATCAAGTTAAGGAAATTCGATCCACAAAGAAGCGCAAGCACGGCATTGCCGCTCGCTTTGGAATATCCAGAGCGCAGATTGGCCGCATTCGTCGCGGCGAGTGCTGGGCGACGGAGTAGAGGCGACCTCATCGGCTTAAGCCTCTAATGGTCGTGCGCATTCCATAGATGCTTCTTTTTACGGGGTCACTGATGGACACCTCAACCGTGCGCTGCCGGAACGAGCCCAGCCGGTCCCACATGGCGCGAATGATGCGGACACCCATGCGGCCTAGCGCGCCTTGGGTCTCGTTGCTCCAGGTGCTGCCGCCGTCGTCGCTGAACCGAAGCATGATCTGCGGGTCAAGCCCCTGCCCGCTGTTGGTGCCGGTGCCCATTTCGCACTCAAGCTCGTAGTCGTCCATGATCGCGCGCTTGTCGTCGTTGAAGAACGGCAAGCTCACGACGGCGCTGCGAATGGGGTCGCCAAGGTCCGTGTACGTGTCGAGGTCCAGTTCTGCGACCTTGCCCGCCTGCAAGCCCACCAGCGTCTTGCCAAACGCCTCGAACAGGCATTGCACGTTCCACGCGGCGGGAAGCAGCGACGTTCCCGACTGGCGTTCGTGCCAGATGGGCGAACCGGCTGCGGCCGATGCGGCGGGATCAAAGCAAAAGGTGCGGTCGAGGCTCGGGAACGTCAGGAGGTAGAAATGATGCCCGCCCTGGAAGTAGGTCATGCCGTAGGCATCCGACACGGTGCCGGAGCGAATTACCTCTTCGATTGCGTGCGTTGAGATGCGCGCGGGCTGGTAGCCTTCCGCCCGGTATATGATCCTGTCGTCACCTAACCAGAATACCGAATTGTCCATCTTGGCCGGGCTGCGAGCGGCGGCGCATCCACGCTCCAGCAACGCACCCGGCACGCGCTCCATCGGAAACGGGCTTGCCCCGGTATTTGTCCACGGCTCCACCGTCTTTGCGCCAAAGAGCCAGATCTCCCGGTGATCCACTAGGACGCTTACCAAGCCGTCCGGGCTGCTCTCGGCGCTGGCGAAGTCCAGCGGGTCGATGGTCGAGAAGTCCTGCAAGCCGGTGATGCAGAATTGCCCGGAGGAGTCGTTGACCGTGAGAATGCCGTAGCCGTCGATATAGGCCACGGACGAGAAACCAACCGAAGGCACGCCCGATGAGGTGTTCTTGACTACGGACGTTCCGGTGATGACGAAGAAGTCAGGCACCACCAGCAAGCCAATCTGCGAGCCGTTGTTGATGAGCGTCGCCGCGCCCGTGGGCGGGATCAGGTCGCCGCTGCAGGCCGTCGTGGTGCCGTCCGCCTCGGTCTTGTAGAGGATTGAGCCGGACAGGATATAGGCCACGCCCTGCCCTTCCAGCCCCGCGCGGATCGTGTCGCCGCCGATGGTGCGCCATTCCTTTTGGCCGGGCGTGCCGTAAAGCACGACCTTAGAGCGGCTGCCCTGCGGCGTGGCTTCCGCGTACAGGTTCACCACGCGCGCCGGGTTGACCGGGCGGGAACGCTGCTGGGCAAAGCCTAGGGCGAGAGGGCCGCGCATTAGCGGGCCTTTTGCGGATACAGCCAATTCGTGAACGCGCCCCGCCACTGCTCAGGCAGATAGCGCGGGTCCTGCATAGGGTCGTATTCCTGCGGGATCGTGCCCGGCGCGGGCTCGGGGCCGCCCCAGCCCTGTCCACCGCCCTGCGCTGGCTGTTGCGGCGGCGCGGCGACCTGTGGGCGTGGCGTGGCTGCAGGCGCGGGCCGCTGGTTCATGTAGCGATCCATTGGCAGCGAACCGCCCGGCTGTTCATACGGCGGAAGCGTTACCCCTACATTCGACATAGACGGGTACAGTTGGAAAGGCGGCAGCCAAGGCGTCATGCCCCCAGTCTGCGGCGGGATGGGGCTTTGATTGTCCGGCTGCGAACGGGCCAGAAGAAAGTTCTTCCATTGGGCCGCGCTTCTTGAGGATGGAGGAGTTGCCATGTCAGCCCTGCTGGAACGAGTAGCGCCCAAAGCGGCGGTTACGCAGGGCCAGTTCCGGCGCGCTGATCATTGGCACGCAGTAGTAGGCTTGCAGCGCCATCTTGGCCTTGTGCATCGCGTCCCGGTCATCGTCCGTGATGGACACGCCATAGGCCCTCGCAAGCTCGCCCTGCAGCATCAGGCCCACATTGCGCAATTGCCCATCCGGCACGTTCACCACGCTATCAAGGCTCGATAGGTCCGTATGCGCGTAGTGGATGCCCTCGGACTCGTAGCCCGCAAGCATGTCGTTCAGCTTGCGAAGGCCGTAGTTGCCTTGGGCTGCGCTCAAGCTCTCCTGGTCGGCGATAATTCCTAGGTCCTGCATAGCCTCAAGGACCATCGTCCGCGCGGTTTTGCTCGCCATTAGGTGCCGCTCCTCAATCCGGGGCGAACGTGCAGCTTGCCCGAAACCACCACGAGCCCGGAGGACGTGACGGCCAAGTGCTGAAAGTCGCCACCAATGTTGTAGGTGTCGTCATAGATCAGCGAGACCGTGAACGAGCCCGCAGAGGCTGAAACGATGCTGCCGGTCTTGGTAATCACGGGAGCGTCGCTCATCGGGTCCCAAGGAGCCCGGCCAACGCGCCACTGTACCGTGAGGCCGGACAGGCTTTGCACCGCGTTGTCACGGTCGCGGGCGTACATCGTGAGCGTACACGCCTCGCCGGCTGTGATGTTGAAGTTCTGGACGTTCATGCGGCGTCCTTGCGCGGGCGACCGGGCCGCCTACCACTCGGGAGGTCCGCAATCGTTTCCGCGCCGATATTTTTGGCCGCCTGCACGAAGTTGGGCGAATCCTGCCAGCCTTCCGGCACGTCATCGGGGCTCTGGAATACCTTGCGCTCGCCTTCCGGGCCGTACCGGAACGCAGGCCAGCCCTGATGCACGTAAGGTTCTGGCTTCGCGGTGCCTTTGACCGTCTCGCGGCGCTTGGCGCTATCCATCGCGTTGTAGATGGCCGCCACAGTGGCCGCTGCGGACTGGCGCGTGCGCTGAATGCGCTCCAGGGCAACGGTGCCGGCTTCGATCATCGACGGGCTGATTGCATTACTCATGCGGCAAACCTCATGTGTTCACGCGCGGCCTTGTAGGCTGCAAGGTATTTGGCGTCGGGCTCGCGATGGGGCAGAGCCTCGGCAATCTCGATTGCGCCGGGGCGGCCCAATTTGTCGCGCGCTTCCCAGCTATCGAGGATGGC